AACGCGACACCATTAATCAATTTTTGCATCTTTCTTCTCCAATGTAGGTGCTTGCTTTGAATCATCCTTCTTCTTAGAAGGCATGACACCAAAAGTAGCTAGCGTTCCAGTGAACACACTAGCAATAAAAGTTGGATCGATATTTTTTTGAGGAACACCAGGAACAGTTACATAATTAAGAGTCAGAATTGCTGCTGACCATCCAAGAATAATAACTCGAACGAGAGTTGATACACCCTCATCCGCCCATTCAAATTTGTTTTCCTTTTTAGATTCCTCTTTCTTTGGATTATCCATAAGTAAAGAGTTAGGCAACTCTATTTATTAAAAAGACTAATAAAATATTCAGCGTCTACTACAACTAATGGTTTCTTATGATTTTTTTTCATCACAACAAGAGGTTCATACTTACCACCATTAGCTTTTGCTTGTTCATAAGCTTCCCATACATTTAATTTTTCTACATTCTTACACTCAATACTATGTGGAAACCTTTCTCTAGCAGCACGTGCCATAATTAGATCTTCACCTCCAGCACCCATAGATCTAGATTCAATATCTTCAGGATGAATATCTAATCTTTCAATTAATTGTTCTCTAACCCACTTCTGTAGATTCCTTCCTTTCGCCTTCGCACTCTGAGGTTTCATATTATAGCTTTAAATTTAAGCTATATAGTTCCTCTGAACCCTAGCAGAGTTATTATACTGATAATCAACAGATGTGTCAATCCCTTTGGCGCCAGTCATCTGTTTTTTCCTGATGAAACCATTCAACTATTTCATCTATACTGCCGAACCCTGATCTGTGATTGGATGGATCGGGATCGCCAATATCCATCCTATTCATAAAATCATCTAAGCCACCTTCAGGCGCGTCTGGAGCGGTTGCTTTTCTTCTAGCCATACGTAACATAGCTTCAGCTGATTTATTAGACTTAGATAATTTCTGAGCCCAGATCATGTCTTCAATCTTTACCTCTTCGTTGTTAGCAATTTTCTTGCAGATAAATTCCATCCGCAAACGATATTGGGTTGACAACATAAAATTTTTTTCTACCAATAGTATTTAGATACAAAAAAAGGAGCCTTAAGGCTCCTCAATCCCATGGATCACGTATTTGTATTTTATTGCCTGCAGTTGGAATGCCTTTGCCAGACTTGACGGACCCCTTGAGAGGAGATCTCTCTCCTCCTGATTGGGTAGATTTGTCTGTAAGAGGTTTTCCCTCCAACCAGGCAAAGAGTAATTCGTCACAACTGGAAACCAGCGAACGTATCTTTTTGAACATCCTGCTTAATACCTCCAATAACATAGGATTCAATCTCAGTTTCCTGAGGAGCATTCTGCATCATCTTAGAGTTTAACCAATGTTGAGTCCAAGGTAATGGATTATTTGACATAGGAGTATCAAAGATTGGTTTGAAACCAATTGATTTCATACGACGATTAGCAATGTATTCAACATATGAGTCAAGTAGTTTAGCATTCAACCCGATCATAGATCCATCTTTGAATAGATATTCTGCCCACTCTTTCTCTTCCTCTACACAATCTCTAAACATTTGATATACATTCTCCTGTTCCTCTTCCATAATATCTAGCATTTCTGGATCATCTCCATTCGCCCAGTTCTTAAGAATGTTCTGAGTGATTACTAGATGTTGACTTTCGTCACGAGCAATCAATGAAATAATCTTTGCAGACCCTTCCATGAGTTTTAATTCACCAAAAGCAAATGTACATGCAAATGAAACATAGAAACGAATACCCTCAAGGATATTGACGTTCATTACTGCGCGATATAATTTACGCTTAAGTTCTTTTGTTTCCCACTTAGATGTTGGAGAATCTTTCCAATCTTGTCTCCACATATTACCTGTATCATATAAGTGAGCGAAACTAATCAACTCATCATATGCTTTAGTTACAGTTGTTGCACGACTTAGAATCTTTTTATCGTCAAGAATAGTATCAAATACTTCTGTAGGATCTGAATATACATTCTTAATGATGTACGTATAAGAGCGACTATGAATCATCTCCATGGTCTCCCAGATAGTCATACATGCCTCAAGCTCGGGTAGTGAACAATAAGGTATAAAAGCCATCCCAGGACCGCGCCCTTGTACAGAATCCAGCATGATCTGGTATTTAAGATTGCTGGTAAAAATGTGCTTTTGTTCTGGGCGTAGTGTCTGATAGTCCGCACGATCTTTTTGCAATGAAACTTCTTCTGGTCTCCAGAAGTAACCCAACTGTTGTTGAGTCAACTTATCAAAAATTGGATACTTATAAGTATCATATCTTTGAACCCCCAAAGGGGCTCCAAAGAACATTGGTTGTTTTTTAAGATCAGTTTTATTAGAATTAAAAACTGTCATTCCCTCTATAGTTTTTTTAGTATCCGACATAAACTCCATGTAATTCTCCTTAGATCTTGCAAGACTCACAGTCTTCTTCCTCCACTTGTGATAGTTGGTTGATTAAATTATCTACATCTGGTACATTATCCTTCCACCCCAGAGAGTGAGCAGGATCATCTACATCTTTTTTTGCATCATATGTGTTTTGATAGTAAGAGGTTTTCCACCCAAATTTATATGTGGTTAAAAGATCTTGAGCCATAGAAGAAACTGGAACTTCATTATCTGGATAGTTTTCAGGGTTATAACTCCAGTTACCAGAAATTGCTTGGTCAAAGAATTTCTGCATCACGGCAACAATATTAATATAACCACGGTTAGATTCCATATCCCACAGAAGAGTATAATTATTCTTTAATGTGGAATACTGTGGAACAATTTGCTTAAGAGGTCCTTTCTTTGATTTTTTAACGGACAAGTAGTCACGCGGCGGTTCGATTCCATTGGTTGCATTTGACACAACGGAACTGCTTTCCGATGGCATTTGTGCAGACAATGTTGAGTGCCGTAACCCGTAGGTGGTGATAGATGTCCGAAGAGATTCCCAATCATAATTGTACTCTGGTTCTACTAATTCATCTACGTCACTCTTATATGTATCTATTGGGAGAATTCCATCGGAATATTTAGTATGAGAGAACCCATTACAAGCACCCTTTTCTTTTGCAACCTGGTTAGAAGACTTTAAAAGATAATATTGAAACGCTTCTGTGAGTTTGTGGACCTCCCCTAGAGCTGCATTATCGTTATACTTATATCCTTGTTTAGCAAGGTAATGAGCAAGACCAATAAAACCAACTCCAAGTGAACGACGATTCTTTGTACTTCTTTCAGCAGCAGGTACAGGATAGTCTTGATAGTCAATCAGTTCTTCCAGACCACGTACAGACAAATCACATAGTTCTTCCATCTCCTCTAAGTTACGAAGTTTTCCTACGTTAACAGCAGACAAGATACACAAAGCAATCTCTCCACCAGCATCATCAATATGATTAATAGGATCTGTTGGTAGAGTAATTTCTTGACATAGATTACTCATGTTCACCTTATCCTTGAAGGATGAGTGTTCATTACAATGGTCGATGTTCATGATATACAAACGACCAGTCTCTGCCCTCTCTTTGAGAATACTTAAAAAGAGTTCCTGTGCCCCGATAGTTTTTCTTGGAACAGACTGATCTGATTCATAGTCCACATAGCGAGCGTCAAATGCATCAGTACCAAAAGCATCATAGAGACCTGGTACGTCATGCGGTGAGAAGAGGCTAATCTCTTCATTCTTAATGAAACGTTCGTAGAAAAGTTTTGAAATTTGGATTGAGTAGTCAAGTTTCCTCACTCGATTGTCTTCTGTACCTTTGTTGTTCTTAAGAACAATGATATCTTCTATCTCTTGGTGCCAGATAGGAAAGTGAACTGTAGCAGAACCACCTCTGATGCCGTTCTGAGTGCAGCATCTGACAGTGCTTTCAAACTTTTTGAGGAAGGGGACAACACCTGTGTGTTGTACCTCGCCGCCTCTAATTTTAGCATTGATCCCACGAATTCTACCTGCGTTAATACCGATACCAGCCCTCTGTGCGACGTATTTACCAATAGCCATATCGCTGCTAAAGATACTATCGAGGGTGTCATCAACATCAACGAGAACACAAGATGCAAATTGACGCAAGGGTGTTCTGACTCCGGCCATGATTGGCGTTGGGATGTTGATTTTGTGTTTTGAGATTGCATTGTAGTAGCGTCTAACATAATCCAATCTAGTATCTTGTGGATAATCCTGGAACAAAGTTACAGCAATTAAGAGATACATGTACTGAGGAGTCTCATAGATTTTTCTAGAACTCCTATCTTGGACTAGGTATTTATCTACAACCTGCCTTAAACCGGCATAGGTAAACAACATGTCTCTATCATGATCAATCATTCTATCAATGACAAACCATTCTGCTTCAGAATATTTATTGTAAATTTTAGGATCGTAAATATTTACATTGTTTTGTAAGTGATCAGATATTGGAGGGAAACTATCTTTCCAACCATCACCGAATACCTGTTTATATAAACCAAAGAGTAGTAAACGAGCAGCAACAAATTGATAATTTGGATTGTCTAGACTGATCAAGTCACTAGCAGACTTAACTAGAATTTCTTGAATTTCATTCGTAGTAATACCATCATAAAATTGAATACCGGATTGAATCTCTACTTGTGATGGAGATACACCAGCTAATCCATCACATGCACAATCGACCATAGCATGTATTTTATCAAGGTTTAAAGACTCAAGATCTCCATTTCTTTTCTTAACTTTGGTTCCATTTGTCATACTTTTTTCCACTCGTTTAGTTTGATTGTTGCTTCTAAGCCTTGGTATGTGTTGCATTCTACCAGATTCTGCACGTCATGTCCAGCAAGAGACATATCGTTCAAATCCTTCTGTTTAATAGTTCTCGGAAAGATAACTACCTTATTACCACGCCTGATCTCTGACGTAATCTTATCAACAATTTGTCTAGATCTGGGTTCGTTGTCGAAGGTGTATATAAACTGATAATCATAAGAGCTGAGGTCAACATCGCTACCACACATAGCAATAGCATTGGTAATGAAATAACTGTCAAAGGGTCCTTCTGTGACATAAACTTTCTCTTTAGGATTTACTCTATCTAATCCAAATATTTTAGGATGTGATTCATCTGTCATTATAGTGATGTATCTGAGTGACGCATCTTTTTGTAAAGATCTACCCTGATACCCAATCATATTCCCATTTAAATTTAACAAAGGAATTACAATCCTACTTTCCTTAAACGTATCAGTCGTTCCGGCCCACTTATTGAAATCTTCAGCATAGTACAGGGTATGATAATATTTTTCTGGTATGTGCCTGTTTGCAAGATATTCTCTAGCGGGATGTTCTTTATTTAGTTCCGATATTTTCTTCAGACTTTTTAGATTTTCGGATCGTGAAAATACTGGTTTCTCAAATTCAAACTTGGGACTAGCAGTATTAGTTCCCTTACCGGTAAGTCCACGTTTATACCTCTCCATGACATATTCATCGTGGAGACTCACATCCATGTCTTTCAAAAAATTTGCAAGAGTTCTACCAACACCACAGTTGTGGCATTTGTAAACCATATCTGATTTCTTCAGAAAGAAAAACCCTCTTGCACGATTCCTGTTCTTCTTGGAATCGCCACAATAGGGACAACGAAAATTATAGAGATAGTCTTTCTTCTTTGAAAATTTTTCTAGTCGAGGGGAAATAATATTAATATACTTCAGATCAATAAAGGACATTACATGGGATTCACTCGTTCCACTACTGTACCATAGATCACAGAGGATGTCAATGGTTTCTGGGGAAGAGAAAGGATTGTCCCAAACAATTCGGCTGACTTTAGAACTATCACTGCAGCAGTAGCAACACCAACAGTAATCCACCTAAACCTTGACAGTTGATCAACCTTCTTTTCTAAATCCTCAAGATTATGTTCTACTCTAGTAATTAATTGTAGGATTGCTTGATCAGATTTATCAGACTCATCTAATCTATTTTCATGCCTCTCTAAGACAATGGCAATTCTTTGATTGCCCTCGGAAATTTTATCGACAGCAGATTCCAGTTTAGATAACATCTCTCTGGAAAGATCTTCATAAATGTCAAGTTTAGATTCTAACACTGCCACTTTTGAATTTGGGGTGAACATTTGTTTTAAGTTCTAGATTGAGCAAAAGCTTTTACCTTCTCATATGCATTAGTAGAAGAGTTGATAGATGTAATCATCTTAACTCTATTACTGGCATTTAAATTTTGGTATAAATTTACTATCTTACCAGCTTCTGAAGGTTCTACTGGTTGTTTACTACCATCATCAAATTGAACTGTTCCAGTTCCACCAGCCATCGCAATCTTTTTAAGTTGGTCGATTACTTTACCACCACTTTCTTGAAGTGCTTCTAACTCTTCTTCTAATGATTTACTTTGATTTCTAAGTTTCTGTTCTAGTTTTTGTTGTCTTCTCTTCAACAGACGTGCGACAAACTCCCTGACATCCTTTCGTCTGCCATCATACTTTTTCTTTTTTCTAATAGGAGGTTCATCTGGAGGAAGTCCAGCTATAGCACCACCAGTAGCACTATTTGTGGGAGCACCACCAATCGAGTCTTCCCACATACTATAGACATCTTTTTTATCCATTATAATTTATCTAACTCTTGTAAACAGAACTCATCAATTTCAACATTGGGCATACTACTTCCATCTACCCTGTTTAAAAATACCAGAATAGATTTTAACGAAGACCAATATTCTCTTTCTAATTTGAAAAACAATAAAGGTGTTCCAGCATCACCAAAAATATTATAGATTATAATTATATGATTTAATAAGAGATGAGTTTTAAGATCACCAGTCTTGATATACTTTTTTAGTAATCGTTTGATGTACTTGAATCTTTTCAGATCCTCATAAAAATCATCTCTGGTCGAACAGTGGGGATTATCATAATGTTTTATAGCGAATAATAAAAAATTATTTTCATTCAATTCAGTAAATTTCATATAATATTAATTATCAGGAAACGAATGTTAGAGTTGCAGCATTAGATGTAGCTTCTGCAGCACCCTTAGATGTGGTGATCTTAACTCTATACTGGTTACCGGTATTAGCAGCAAGTTGTCCAGTTAGTGCTAGAGAAGCACTGGTTGCACCTGAGACATTAGCGAAGCGACCAGAAGTACTGGTTCTCTTCTGCCACTGATATGCAAGAGTACCGGATGCAGATGCAGTCGCGGCAACGGTGAACGTTGCACCACCAGAAGATGTATTCTGGTTAGCAGGTTGAGTACCAATGGTGATGGTCTCAATAACATCTGCTGCTACTGTATCGTCTGCGTCGTCACCAGCTGCAGCTGCAGTTGCATGAACGAATGCAAGACATTCTGCCTTATGACGGGTTCTACCAGAAACGTCAGTATACGTTCTATATAACCACCAACCAGGACCAGTGATACCACGTGCTTTATTTGATGCAACATCTTTCTCAGTGCTGTCAACAAAGATAAGTTGATAGTCAGTGATTGAATCTCCACCTTTAACTACGAACTCAGCAACCTTTTTAGGTGGAGTGCGGCGAACTGCACCAGCAAGACCTGAATTGGTCGCTGCTACATATCCTTTATGCAATTCAATTGCGGTTGTGCTTGTTACTGTTCTTACGATGTATGCAACTCCACCGAGTTCTAAAACATCACCTTCTTCTACTGTATCAGCAGCGTTCTTGGTGACAGTAGGATCGTTTTGTGTGACACCTACATTGTTTGCAAAAGTTGCGGCATCGATGGTTCCAAAAATTGCCATTGGTCTCCTGTATAAATTTAATTCCTAAACTTATTTATAACAAAGGGGGCGTATAGCCCCCTAAGTTACTATTCATCTCTAGTGAGAATTGCTTTTTCAACTACTGCTAGTAGTTGATCATCCATGTCTGTCTTGGTTAACTTAACTGCTTTAGCAAGTATAACAAGACAGATCTCAACCATCTTCTCACCAAGTTCTTCATTTTCTGGAATTTTATTAACAGCATCTTTGATAATTCTCGATGCAAGGGGAAGTAAAATTGAAAGCATTATCTTATAGCATAGGTATCAATTATTTATCCCCTTTTATTTTATATCAGGATTCTTTAGGTTTTGAAAGTTTTTTGAAATCAGAAAGTGATTTCTTTTCTTTCTTTCTCTTAAGAGTAGTGTTCTCAATCTCTTGACCATAATCAACAGAACGTGAAGACATATCAACTTCTTGAATATCTTCAGTCTCTTCCATATGCATGTCAGTTGGTTTCTTCTTGGTGGTAGCTTTTTGTTGGAGAGCAAGTTTCTGCTTGTTAAGCATTAGTTGTTTTCTCTGGACCTGTTGCTTTTTAGCAACTTCAGCATCTTCATTAACCTTCTTGACTTCAGGGTTGATAATTACATTACCTTTCTTTTTACCTTTAAGTTCAACAACCGTTTCATCAAGTTCTTCATCCTCTTTAACACAATTAGGAACTACTTTTCCATCC